AACGCTTTTCCTGTAGAAATTTTATTAAAAGATAAAAATAGTACTTGCGTCCCATCAAATTTTATGATATTGTATAGTTGCCGGGAACGAAGAAAGAGTTCCCGACGAAGAGAAGAACACCGGCTTGAAACAAGCGGCCGGTGTTCTTTTATTACAAGGAAGGAGGCCCAACAATGAACGAACAGGGCTATGAGCAGACGCCGGAGCAGGCGGAGGACAGGAAACGCACTGAGGCGGAAGAAGCCGATGACGAAGGAATCGACGAGGACATTGAGCAGATTATAAAGGCTGCCGGCCAGCTGCCGGAGGGTGTAAATCCCATGGATCTCATCATGGAGGGAATCCGTCCTGTCCTCCGGGAAATGGCACCGGAAGAACGGCGGCGTTTCTGCGCCGATATGGCAACATGCGGTTCTCCTTCCAATAACAACAACAAAACCGGCCGATACTTCAACGGGTTCAAAAGCGCCCGCGGCCTCGCGGAACCGGACTACAAGGAACTTGGAAGAAAAATCATGGAAAAGCGCAATCCGCACTACCGCCCTGACAATCAATAAGGAAGGAGACGTACCTTTATGGGAAAACACCGCACAAACGGACCTGACAGGTTCGACCCGAATGCCGCCGTACGCACCGAGGTTCCCCCGCAGTTCAGGAAGGATACAAAAGGCATCATCACTGTGCCCGCGCAAATCGTCCTGATGGGCAACGACGGATATACCAACCAGCTGGCCAGCCTCGGGGAAGCGTCTCCGACCATGTCCGCCGGAACTTTTGTCAGGTCCGGCCTGACAGAACAGCAGGAACAACTGTCCGTCATCTACCGGGAATGCTCGATCGCCAAACGGATTATCGACATGCCGAGCGAAGATATGACACGGGCATGGTATACGCTGTCCAGCGCCCAGGTGGACGAGACAGACCTGAACAACCTGAAAGCGCTGGAGGCCCGGCATATCATCAAACAGGAGCTGACAAACAGCATCCGGTGGGCACGCCTCTACGGCGGATCGATCGCCATTATGATCATCGAGGGAGAGGAAGAGCGGATGGACCGGCCGCTGAACCTGAACGCAGTCAGGCCCGGAGCATTCAAGGGAGTGCTGGTGGCGGACCTGACCCAGGGCGTTACGCCGTCCATGGAACTGGAAGAGGATCTGGACGATCCGGATTACGGGCTTCCGGAATTCTATGAAGTCAACATGGAAATGGGGGAAATGAGATCCGCCAAGATCCATCATTCCAGGGTGCTGCGGTTCACCGGACGGGAGCTGCCGCACACGGAAACAATCCGGAACAGCTACTGGGGCGCCAGTGAACTGGAGCATCCAATGGACGAAATCAGGAGATACCTTTCCACCTGCGAGAATATTGCCCAGCTTATGTTCCAGGCCAACCTGATTACCCTGAAGATCGCAAACTTCGGATCAGACCTGGCATACGGAACGGACAGGCTGAAGGAAAAGGTTGAACGAACCGTCCAGCAGGAGAACCGGATGCGAACTTCCTACGGGGTCCAGATCCTGGGCGCAGAAGATTCCATGGAGAATCATTCCTACAGTTTCAGCGGCGTGGCGGACGTGAAGGAATCCTTCATGATTGACGTGGCCGGGGCGGCGGAGATCCCGGCAACGAAACTGTTCGGCCGCAGCCCGCAGGGCATGAACGCCACCGGAGAGGAAGACCTGCGGAACTACTACGACATGATCGCCCAGCAGCAGGAACGGCTGCTCCGTCCGGCACTGGAAAAGCTGCTGCCGGTCATGGCCATGAGCTGCTGGGGATTTGTTCCGGATGACCTGAAAATCAACTTCAACCCGGTGATGACAAAAAGCCCGGAAGAAACCGCCAGGATCTCCAAGGATAACGCCGATGAGATTATCGCCCTGCTGAACAGCGAGATCATCACCAGAGAGGAAGCCCGGGCAGAGCTGGCAAGGAGAGGGAAGATCCTCGGGAACTGGGGGAACATCATGTGAGCGACATCGCTGAAATTATCGGGTATTACATCGCACACCCGGAAGAGCTAGGGCGCCAGGTGGGGTTCAGGGACCTGACGCCCCTGCACGGGGAATGGATCCGGGAGATGATCAACGGAGAGGGCGACTATACCCTGCAGGCGCACCGGGGAAGCTACAAATCCTCCTGCCTGGCGGTTGCGATCGCCATGCTGATGATCCTGCAGCCGAAGCGGAACATCATTTTCCTGCGGAAGACCGACAGCGATGTGGCCGAGATGCTGGGGATGGTCGGCAAGATCCTGCGGCAGCAGATCATGGGAGATATCGTATCCCGGTACTGGCACAAGCCGCTGATGCTCCTGGGCGAATCCGCAAGCCACCTGAGCACCAACCTTTGGCAGTCGCCGATGGGCGCCCCGCAGCTGCTGGGGCTTGGCATCCGCAGCTCCATTACCGGCAAACACTCCTACTATGTGATCACAGACGATATCTGCAACAAGGACGACCGGGAGAGCCGGGCGGAGCGGGAACGCACCAAGAAACAGTACGACGAGCTGCAGAATATCCGGAACAAGGGCGGGCGGATTATCAACCTGGGTACGCCGTGGCACAAGGACGACGTATTCACGAAGATGCCGAACATCCACCAGTACGACTGCTACCAGACCGGGCTGATTACGAAGGAGCAGCTGGACCAGCTGCGGCAGAGCATGGCGCCGAGCCTGTTCGCCGCGAACTATGAGCTGAAGCATATCGCTTCCTCCGAACTGATCTTTGAAACGCCGCCGCGATTTACGGACGATCCGATGAACCTGCGGGACGGGGTGGCCCATGTGGACGCCGCCTACGGCGGAAGCGACTATACTGCCTTCACCTGCGGGAAACTGGACCGGGACAACGATATTCTGTATCTTTACGGGAAGCTCTGGCACAAGGCGGTGGACAAGGTGATGGATCCCATCATCGAAGAAGCGCTGAGGCAGATGTGCGAGCCGATCAAATGCGAGAAGAACGGGGACAAGGGATTCCTGATCCGGGAGCTCTTCGAGCGGGGCGCTTACGCCTCCGGGTACGTGGAAAGCCAGAACAAGTTTGTCAAGATCTGCACGTACCTGAAAAAGTGGTGGCCGAGGATCGTATTCCTGGAGGGAACCGATCCGGAATATATCGACCAGATCCTGGACTATACCGAAAACGCAGAGCACGACGACGCGCCGGACAGCGCCGCGTGCATCTGCCGGATCCTGGAACGAGGATACAGATAATAAAGGAAGGGAACAGACATGGAGAAGAATGAAAGGGAAAACCTGAACCGGATCAAGGACCAGATGAACCAGGAGTGCATCCGCATGCTGCCGGGGGCCCTTGACGCACTGGGAGATATTATCGAAGACCCAAGCATCAATCCGATCGCCCGGGTCCAGGCGATTGCGCTGATCATGGACCGGGGAATGGGCAAACCTGAGGAGAATATCCGGATCCGGAACGCGGAAGAGGACATGGACGCGGCCCAGGAACGGCTGGACGCTATTTTTGCCAAAGTAAAACAGGGACAGGAATGAGCAGGACGAAAAAAAGTTCCTCTCACAAAAAGTTCCTCTCACTCAGGCACAGAACGAAAGGAGGTGTCCGATCATGCTGACACAGGATCCGGTGAAGATCCCGGATATTCCCCAAAGAATCCGAATAAAGGAAAAGGACGGACATCAATATGTCCAGTATCTGGCTGCGCGTACGTTTGATCCCGAGAAGAAATACAACGTTCCGAACTGGGTCAATATCGGCAAAAGGGTTGAAGCGTTTCCGGGCCTGATGTATCCGAACGATAACTATGAAAAGATCTTCTGCAGGGAGGATGAAGATATGGAAGAGAACATGACGGCCGAGGAGGCGCAGTATGTGCAGAAGAACAGCACATACGATCTGTACGCTCCCTTTTTTACAGGGCTGTACAACGAATTCAGGCAGCAAACCCGAAAGAAGGCGGATGAGCCGATCAACCGGTACAAGGCGGAAAACATCAACAAGGTGCTGCTTCCGCTGAAGGAGCTCATGAAAGGGGAGGAATACGCGGAGCTGCTCGGGCTGATCAATACCGCGGAGGAAGGGGAGGAGGCCATGAATTACGGCGATGTGATGATCCTGCTGACCCAGTACAAGAGCGCGCTGACAAAATTCCACAGGAAGCAAAAGTAGGGGGCGGAGATGAAAATCCTGCCACCGG